TGTGTTTGTTGTTTACATACCATTTTAATCCAGATATTGATCTGAAAACTTTATCTTTCATGTGAATAAACATATAAAGAGTTTTCCGAGTTTTTAAATTATTACAATGGACGATTTTGTTATATCAAACTTACACGAATCACGAAATGAATGGTGTGGTCGTCTAGTTTCATTACTTACACCACTAACAATCGAAGGAATCAAATCGATTTTCAACGAGTCGTGGAAAATGTGTTCGGATAGCGGTGAAATGTCAAAGTATTTGATGACATTCCAGAATCTGTTAGCACGTGTCCCAAAATGGAATTCTGTGATTTTAGAAGAAGAAAAAAACCGGATTATTGAACGTAGCGGGTGTAATTACTTAGAAGATTTAATCACATGTGTTCATATTATCCAATTGAAAGTATTGACCTGTATCCGTGTAGGAAATAAACAGAAGAAAATCGATATATCGATTCCCAAATTGGACCACTTTCTACATCGTGTGTATATTCATGTTGCACGTAAGGTTTACTCTAATATATATTTGTTTGAACGTAATATTTCCGATTTACAAGTACAAAAACATCATCGTGAATTAGAAATCATGGTACAAGAGTGCATTCTGACCGCGATTCGCGAATCCATTCCCACAGAATCGATCATTCGTGCGTATTTAGATGAAAACCAAGAAGAGGAGGAAGAAGAAATCATCGAACCTGTTCCAGAAGAAGAAGGAGACAAGGGACAAGGTAAAGACCAAGGTAAAGAAGGACCGTCTGCGACCGAAACTACAAACACAGAAACAGGAGAAACCAAAACAGAAGAACTCAAAACAGAAGAACTCCCTCCTGTATTGTCTGTGGAAAATGTGAACGATGACAAAGTGGTTACTAAACTAAGTTTTAATGATGTAGATGTTGCATCTGACGGAACATCGATCGATGCTCCAAAATCAATCGATCGACTCGAACAGATCAGTGAGGAACGTAATCTACAGAGGAAACTAGAAGAGGAAGAAGACGATGAGGATCAAGAACGAGTGAATATCCATATGGACGATGATGTTGTTTTAGACGATGTATTTGATTTAGACAAACTAGGTATGAATATGAAAGAGGATACAATCACTTTAGATGTAGAAGAACTTTGATGAAAATATGCGTTTAAAAATAAAAACATATATGGTTTTATTTTTTATAAGAACATGGAAAAAGTCATTTTGTTTGCAGTGATGGTCACTCTTTTATTTAGCGCAATGAAATTCGCCGAAATGAAGTTTATTGAACAAGAAATGAAGCCTCTGAAAGACGTGGTTCGGGATTTAGTCATGGTATTTGGGTCTTCCATTGTCGGCGGGTATGTGTTTTTGATGAATGGAAAATACCTAGATGAAATGTTTGCCGTGATCATGAACACCAAAACATTGAATTCAGAAACAACTCAGATTTTTACCGGGTCACCTGAGTTTTAATGATGAAATAAGTTTTTATGCCTTTCGTCACTCTCTGTCTTTGAATAAAATGTACATATTGGTAAATATTGTTTCACTGTTTTACCTAAAATAGTAATGATTATATTTGTTACACTTGGTGTGTAATACATATACATTTTAGTCATTCTTTTCATAATCTCATTGTTTGAATTGAGGGATGATTGTATCATGGTTGAATAACGGTGTGCTGCCGACACTGTGAATGTATCTACATTTATGTGAAATTCGAAAAACCCATATGCCTTTACTACATTTATTAATGTCATTTGAAAATGGTTGTAGATTGGCTCAATTATCTCCTCACATGCATATTTCTTAAAAATAGTATAATCATAATATATTTTATTCGTATTTGGCAAAATATAAATCGTTTTCTCTACCAAGTCCTTTATGGGAATCTGGGAAGCAACAAATTTTGCACAGTCAAGCTTTTGATCATTCTTAAAGAATGTATTTTTTTTATGTACGTCAAAATACATTTTTTGTAGTTTCTGAATATCTGAATCCATGTATATTACTTACATGCATTTCCATTTTTGCAATACCACGAATTCAATCCACTAACTTCGCACACTATATGTGTTACTACACCAGTAACAAACAACCATAATGCACAAGGGGATGGGTTTGATTCGAGTTTTGATTTGATGGATGAATCGTTGGTCAACATAGCTAAAGCATGTGCCGAGACAAATCCAAGTACAACGACCATCATTCCGATCGCGATCAGTTCGGTGAGAAAACGTTGGTTCAAAAGTTTCAACATTATATTATATGTATATCAAAGATATTTTTTTTGTATATATGGTATATAAAGATGAGCGAAGAACAACCCAAAATCGATGCTTCCGGTGTTGATCTATCCGGTGTTGATCTATCCGGTGTTGTAGTAGATGTCTCAGGAGTTCCACAAGAAACCCCACAAGTTCCCAAGAAAGAAATGCTTTTAGCAGATATTGTATCCGGCTATTTAGCATTAGAACAAAAGGAAATCGCACTTAGTCCCAAAGTCATTTTGATGATTCAACGACTATTGCAACACGACAAAGATAATCTAGGCAAAATCGAGACATTGTTTAACAAAATTGTGGATGACAAGAAAGTAAATGCAAAGGACATTCCCGAATTGATTGAAATTATCAAAGAGTTATACAAGTTCTTCAAGCAACTTTTCGTACGCAAGATCACTGCCGATGACTGTGGTACTATCTTGAAATTGATCATTCATCTGTTGGTTACATACCGATTAGATGAGGACGCCGAGAAGAAAGAAGCCCTATTGAAAGAATTGAACGAAGTATTGGATGTAGTCATTGTCTCATGCGCTGGACTAATTGATTTTAAGGCTAGTATTCCAAAGGGACTATTGAGGACATTGTTGGTTTGTTTTTAGATTTCCGATTTCCATCAATTAAATGGAGACATAAATAATCATTTGTATTGACGTATACACATGATTTTCTTTTTTCTTCGCAAAACTTACCATTTTGTTTTTTTCACGTTTATTTGTGAACCGGCTTTCTTTTTACGCGAATTATTTGGGTCATATGCTTCATCTTCGTCATCTGATCCCATTCCTTTCGATATTTCCCAGAATTCTTTCGAACCCAGTCTGAAATCGGGCCGATTTTCCGCTTTATACCAAAATATTTGATCTTGTAGTTTATTCGATTTCGCATTGTTATTAATCACCAAACATTCGTAATTTTCTGTTGTCTGGTCCATTACAGAACAAAACGATTCCAATGTGGGAAACATACTTGCATAGTTTTCCCAAATACGTTTTCTGTTTGTAGCATAAGGCTCTCTCAACAAAAACACATAATCAATATTGGTACGCAAAGTCGGTGGTATACCTAAAGGATATTGCATGGTAATAATCAACATCACTTTCCAATGTCGCCCGTTCATGAACAACAATCGCATCAGTTTGTCTCGAGACCAACTATTATCATATAGACAATCATCTAAAATCACAAATGTACGTGGGTCAATGGTAGATCGTTTGTATGATTCCATTTCACGTTTAATCTGTTTCAACACAGTCTTTTGTCTTCGCAAAATATTCTCAATCAATGCAGAACTATATTCTTCGTGTATAAACAGCTTCGGGACATGTGCAGCATAAAACCCGTTCCCTGCTTCTGTACCAGAAATAACTGTACCGATCGGAATATCCTGATGATGATATAATAAATCTCTTACTAAATATGTTTTACCTGTATCACGACGACCGATCAATACAATTACTGGTCCTTTGTTTTCGTTCGGTTTAAATGTGATGTTACGCATATCGAACTTCTTTAGTTCTAGAGTCATATGTTATATTGTAAACGTTTAGAAATAAATAAATCCATTTGAACCTTTTGTAAGATCTCGTTGTAAGATCTCGTTGTAAGATCTCGTTGTAAGATCTCGTTGTAAGATCTCGTTGTAAGATCTCGTTGTAAGATCTCGTTGTAAGATCTCGTTGTAAGATCTCGTTGTAAGATCTCGTATAAGGATATGATTGTGTTGTATTACACCACTGTGTATACTTAGCGGTGAAAGTA